AGACTCCCGGTGTTAATATACGAATGGAAGCGGCAAAACAGATATTGGACAGGGTAGGACTTGTGAAAAAAGAAAAAATAGACATTAACGCACAGGTAGCCCACGGCATATTTATATTGCCGGCAAAAGATGCGACTTAGAAGAAAGGCACGGACAATACCATTTGGATATAAACTTTCCGATGATCCGGATTATATTGAACCTGTTCAGGAGGAACTGGACGCACTGGATGAAGCAAAGGATTACTTAAATAATTGTTCTTACCGTGAAGTGGCAGGATGGTTGGGAAGAAAAACAAACCGATCCATTTCACATACAGGACTGAGAAAAATTATAGATAAAAGATGGACGACATTGCACCGCCTAAACCAAAATCACACCTTGGACGAAAACGAGGAAAGCAAGAGCCAAGAACACTTAGTGTAAAAGTCAAGGCAAGGTACGCTGCAAAGAAAGTCATTAAGACCCAGAATGAAAAAATAAAAAAAGCACGACAGCTTATAGAGAATGCCAAGGTAAAAAAAGAAACTGTTCTAAAAACTGACAGTTCCTTAAAAGGAGAGGCTAAGTCCGTTATAACGGATAAGGAAATTGAAGCCCTTCCACCGACCATTCAAAACCATATTAAGGAAAATGTTGTCTTTGAACCTAATAAAGGCCCACAGACAGAATTTCTGGCTTCTTCCGAAAGAGAAGTGTTTTACGGAGGGGCAAGAGGCGGAGGAAAGTCCTATGCTATGCTTGTTGATCCGTTGCGGTACTGTGACAAGGATCATCACCGTGCATTGCTATTAAGACGTTCCATGCCGGAACTAAGGGATATGATTAATCATTCCCAACGTTTATATGGAAGAGCATTTCCGGGAGCTAAATGGAGAGAGCAGGAAAAGGAATGGAGATTTCCATCAGGGGCTAGAATTGAATTTGGTTACGCAGAAAATTTAACAGACGTTCTTCGTTACCAAGGTCAATCATATACATGGATTGGAATAGACGAGTTACCTCAATACCCCACTCCGGAAATATATAATTTCTTGCGGTCATCACTTCGTAGTGTAGATCCTGAAATACCAATATTTATGCGAGCAACAGGTAATCCAGGGAATATAGGTTCTTTGTGGGTTAAAGAAATGTTTGTTGACCCTGCAGAACCAAACACAGCATTCAAGATAAATATTGATACTGTAGCAGGACAAAAAACAATAACAAGACGGTTTATACCGGCAAAATTGCAGGATAATCCTTATCTGATGCAAACGGATGATTATCTTATTATGTTGTCTTCTTTACCAGAAGTACAACGAAAACAATTTTTAGAAGGCGATTGGAGTGCATTTGAAAATTCGGCTTTTCCGGAATTCAGTCTTACTACCCATGTTGTTCAGCCTTTTGACATTCCCCGTAATTGGCTCAGATTCAGAACATGCGACTGGGGGTATTCAACTGCAGCTTGCGTTCTTTGGATCGCAGTTGACTTCGATAACAATTTCTGGGTTTACCGAGAGTATTATACCAAACGAGTTACAGCAGATATATTTGCCAAGCAAGTATTGGAAAGAGAACAAGATGAATATATACGATACGGAATCTTGGATTCTTCAACTTGGGCACGAAGAGGGGATGCCGGCCCTAGTATTGCAGAAACAATGATTAGAGAAGGGTGTAAATGGAGACCTTCGGATAGGTCGCCACGAAGTAGAGTAGCAGGAAAATTAGAATTGCATAAGCAATTAGCTTTGGATAAGGATACAAATCAACCAAAATTAAAAATATTTTCTAACTGTATTAATTTAATAAAGACATTGCCTATGTTACCTGTTGATAAAAATAACCCAGAAGATGTGGATACCCATGCGGAAGACCACGCTTATGATGCACTTCGATATGGAGTAATGAGCAGATCAGTACATCCACATAGTTATCAGGCAAACAGGTATGTTGAAAAAGAGCAGTTTAAGCCTGCTGACAGGGTATTTGGATACTGATGAATATACCTGATAAAATTAAAGTAGGGTATAAAGAATATAAACTAGAAGAATGGAAACAAACTGTTGCGAGTGCCAATGAGGCACAAGGACAGTTCTTTTCTAAAGAAGGTATTATAGGTTATGTAACAACCGAAAAAGGAGTTTCTCATGCAAATACAATATTGCATGAAGTAATGCACGCCATAATATACCAATGGAACATTGAATTGGGTGAGAAAGAAGAGGAACATTTGGTAAATGCATTATCAAATGGACTAACAACAGTTTTTGTAGATAATCCAAAATTAATTGATTATTTTAAAGAAAAGATAAAGGAGGGCTAAATGCCACAACCAATATTGAAAAAATATAAACAGGGTGAATTTGGTAAGCCCTATCCAAAGAAAAAGGATAAAAAAAATATGAATTTATCAGCACATGGCGGAGAAGCTGATGTTGATATTGCAACGAAAGATTATCCAACCAAAAAAAATGACCATGTTCAAAAATCATTTTGGGACATGGCTAAAGAAAAAGATTATTAGGAGAAAATAATGCCACAACCAATTATGAAAAAGTACAAGCATGGTGAAATGGGTGATGCTTATCCAAAATCGGCTAATGAAAAACTTGATAAGAGTATGATGAAAACATATTCTCAAGGAGAATTAGGTTCTTCAAGCGGAAAAGCACCAAAAGGAAAACTTGAAGCTTGGTCAAAAGAAAAAATTAAGCACGGATCATTTAACAGTTAAAAATAATGGCAAAGATACAGCAAGCAGATATTCTTGCTTTAGGTGATAAAAAACGTAAAGACAAAGAGGAATATGATATCTCAAGTCTTGCCGGTTTAATTAAAAGTAAATTTATTGATTCCGAAAACTCTCGTAGTTTTGATGAACAGCGTTGGTTGCGATCCTATCGTAACTATAGGGGGGTTTATGGAAATGATATGGCTTTTACGGAAAGTGAAAAGTCAAAGGTTTTTGTAAAGATAACCAAGACGAAAGTTTTGGCGGCATATGGACAGTTAATAGAGGTTTTATTTTCTAGTGGAAAATTTCCAGTAGGAATTGATCCTACTCCTGTACCAGAAGGTATAGCGGAATACGCCCATGTATCTAAGTTTAAAGATCAACAACCAGAAGCAGAAAGCCCTTATGGATTTCCTGGTGATGGAAAAGATTTTAGTGCAGGGGCAACTTTTGATAGTATTCTTGGTGGGCTAAGAGATAAGTATCAAGGAGCAGAATTTACTGCCGGTGAATCTAAGGATGGAAAGACAGAGCCTCAAATTAGCCCTGCGGAAATAGCTGCAGCTAATATGGAGAAAATGATACATGATCAATTAGATGAATCAAGTGCCGTATCTGTTCTGCGTCATGCCTTGTTTGAAACTGTTTTACTTGGAACAGGAATTATAAAAGGCCCATTCAGTTATGAACAGTCAAGTCATAATTGGATAAAGAATGAAGAAACAGGTGAAAATGAATATTCACCAAAAACAAAACTTGTACCTCGTATTGAATCTGTATCATGTTGGGATTTTTATCCTGATCCTGATGCTATTAGAATCGAGGATGCGGAATATGTCATTCAACGACATGTTTATAATCGTACTCAAGTACGGGATTTAATTAATCGTCCATTTTTTCGAGAAGAGGCAATTAGAGAATCTTTGAATATGGGAGCGAGTTATCAAGCTAGAGGATATGAATCATCACTGCAAGACAGAGAATCAACGGATGAACTGAACAGAAAACGATATGAAGTATTAGAATTTTGGGGAATGATGGATTCACAACTTGCAATAGAAGCAGGGTTGGATCTTGATGACGATATGGATGAACTTGATGAAGTTCAGATTAATTGTTGGGTATGTAACGGGCAGATTATACGACTGGTATTAAATCCGTTTACTCCAACACGACTTCCTTATTTAGTATGCCCTTATGAAATAAATCCTTATCAGTTTTTTGGAGTAGGTATTCCAGAAAATATGGATGATGCCCAAACAATTATGAATGGTCATGCACGAATGGCTATTGATAATTTGGCATTAGCAGGAAACTTGGTATTTGACATTGATGAAACAATGCTAGTGCCAGGACAGGATATGAAAGTTTTTCCAGGCAAGATATTCAGGAGACAAAGTGGAATGCCAGGACAAGCAATTCATGGAGTCAAGTTTCCGAATACTTCAACGGAAAACTTAATGATGTTTGACCGGTTTAGGCAACTTGCTGATGAATCAACAGGAATACCGTCCTATTCTCATGGAACAACAGGCATACAGTCTACAACTAGAACTGCAGCAGGAATGTCAATGCTGATGGGAGCGGCGGCTCTTAGCATTAAGACAGTTATAAAAAATATAGATGACTTTTTACTTCGACCTTTAGGGGAAACATTTTTTGCATGGAATATGCAGTTTAATGAAGACTCACCGGAAATAAAAGGTGATCTACATGTTAAGGCAAGAGGAACATCTTCATTGATGCAG